TCATCGCCTTTGCGTAGTCAGGCGCTTGTGACTCAATCTGCTGCTTGACGCTGTTGTAGACGTTGCCAATGGCCTTGCGAACGGCAGTAGCCTCAATGGGCTGGCTCTCACGTATGGCACTGATACGCTGCTTAAGTGCGTCCAAGCCTTCAGGCGTGTGGAACTCTGCCGGGTCCAGCTTGCTCCAGTTCAGCACCTCTTCCTCAACGTCCTTGAGCGCATTCAAAACTTGCGGGTTACGCGCTTGGCCTTTGAATGTGAATTGGCTGATGGAGTCCTGAACAGACTTGCCGATAGGCTGCAAATCAAGCACGGTCTTGTCAGCAGTTACAGGCGCCATGTTGGCCTTGTACTCTGCCGCACGCGCCTGGCGCATTGTGTCCAGATTGGCGCGAGCGTCATCAAGCACATCAGTCAAGTCAGCTTGGCCGCGCATGTTTTCGCGGAACGCCTTGGCTTGTGCGCCGCCAGCTTTGCCAGACTCATACGCAGTCTTCAGCGCCTGCTCGCCTGCGCCAGTAGACGCGCCGACGATGTTGCGCCCAGCACTCACAGCGCCACGCGCTGCACGCATCGCCAGCGGCAGCCCACCGCCGATAGCCGCTCCAGTAACAGTCTCTTCAGGGTTAACCAGCGCAGCAGAGGCGCCACCACTTGCCGCACCGCCAGCCACACGCGTTGCCATGTTGGGGCCTGCAGCCATGCCGCCACTGCGCAGCGCCTGGGCCAGCATCGGAGCCCTGCCTGTGACTTCCACAGCCTTGCCAAGCACGCCACCAGCGCCAGCAGTGCCCGCAATCTCGCCGCCAATCTTGCCTGCCTGATAGGACATCGACTCAGGATCAGCGCCCATTGAGCGCAGCCCTTCATCAATTGCAGCGCGGCGCTCGCGGTTGCTTTGCAACGACAAGCCGCGACCCTGCAGAGCGTCTTGCAGCATGTCCTGCGGAGCCAGCAGCGTGGCGCCAATAGAGCCTGCGCCGCGTAGAGCGCCTGCAGCCAAGTTGCCAGCAACGCCTGCAGCTTGGCGCAGGAATGATGGTTCTGGCTTGGCTTGCGGCTGCTCAGTTTGCACAGGGCGCCCAGCTTTGGCCTCAAGCTCGGCCAAGCGGCGCAGCATCTCAAGTTCTTGGCGCGGGTCCATGCTTTACCTTCCCAAAGCCTTGCGCAGTTGCTCAAGCTCAGCCTGCTCGGCAGGTGTCAAGCTGCCAGCGCGAGATGGCGCAGGTGCGGGAGATGCCCCGCTCAGCTTCTGCTGATTCAGCTCGCGGTACTTCTCCTGCAAAGTCTTAAGGGTCTGCAAGGCAGCAGTACGCTCAGCAACCGGCACAGTCCTGTCGCCAACCTTACCGGCCATCTCGCGGTAGACCTGCACGTCAAAGTTCGACTGCGGTCCTTCCATGCGCGGGACGTTGGTGACAAGCCAGCCTGAAAGAGTCTCAAGCTGCGATGCAACGCGGGCGCCTGGCGGTGAGTAACCAACAACGCGCCCAGCAGCATCACGCATGGCGCCAATGCCGCTTTGCGTCGGGCCAGCGGACAACAAAGTTTCTGCGGTCCTAATCTGACCCAACATCTCATCCGCACGCGAGATGTTCTTACGCGTCTCAACGCCCGACTCAACGCCAGCCTTGGCAGTCTCGCGTGCGCCTGTCAGAGCGCCTTGCAACGCTGGGTCTGCAGCAGCGCCCAGAATCGGCCTGCCGTCAGCGCCCATGACAGGCTCCATGCGGCCCGTGCGATTGTTAAAAGCCATAACGCCTTGCGCGGTCTGCATAGGCTGGAAGTAGGGCTGTGCGCCTTGGCTGGATCGTGCAATAGCCGCCAAATCTCGACGCGTGGCGTCAGCCTGCCCCGCCAACTCCCGCCGCAGTTGATCAGACTGCGCAGCCCTCTCAGCCGCCGCTGCACGCCGCTCAGCCTCTGCCTGCTGCTGCGCCGCCAACCTCTCAGCCTGCAAAGCCTGCTGCCCCTCCTGCCGGTCAGCAATCTCAGCCTCACGCATCAGCCGCGCCAGTTGCGCCTGTGTACGCGCCTGCGGAGACGATGCAGATGCACGCTTGAGGTACTGGGCTTGGATAGGCGCGAAGGACTCGCCAGCAAACTGCGCAGCCAGCGCGTTCAGCGTGGACATGCCACCATCGTCTTCCGCTTGCGAGCCTTCCAGCTCGGCAATCTTGCGGCGCAGTTCAAGTGAGCGCGGCAACGAAGCCTGGTTAGCCTGACCGCCCTGCACATTCTGTGTCAGCACGCCGCTAGGTGACTGGACGCCAAGCGACATGGGCAGCATGCGCCGCCGCCGCTCCATGCTGTCTTCATAGAAGCTCGTTGCCATGATTGCTCCTTACATCGAGCCGTAATCGCCCGTGTCCATCGCGCCAGTCGTGTTGGTCATACCGGCACGGCGACGGCGCAATTCTTCCTGCATCTGCTTGAGAGCAGCACGCTGACGCTCATTCATGTTGGTCATGGCAGAGTTCTGTGCCTTCTGTCCCTGACCAGCCATGTATCCCTGCCCCAACTGCGCCGCGTATTGTGTGATTGAAGGTGGCACATAGTGCTTGCCAATCATCTGCCCCTGCGGCGTCTCCATCGAGGCGCCACGCAACGCGTCAATCTGCTTTTGCTTGCGCATCATCTCCACCTCTTCAGGGCGCATGGCGCCCATCTGCAGGAGGTACTCAAACATCATTTCGTCTTGGTTCATGGCTTACCTTCCGAATCCAAACAAGCCAACAGGGTTGCCAAGTGCGGCGCTACCCAACGAGAACAAACCGCCCATCATGTTGGAGCCAGCCGCCTGCTGAGCGTTGTACGCGCCCAACGCCGCGTCATAGCCCATCTGCGTGGCGCCCAAGATGTTGGGCGTCTCGGCGCGGCCAGCAGACACAAACGATGGCATCTGCGGCATTGCAACCTGCTGCCCAGACAGCAGCGCATTCATCTCGTTCAGAGACATGCCACGGCGCTGCATCTGCTCGGCAATTGCCTGCTGGCGCAGACGGTTCTGCTGGTCTGCAAAGTTCTGATTCAAGCCCTGCTGCTGCGACAGCGCAGCGTTCATTGCGCCCATGCGCTGCATGTCCAACGCGCCTGCCTGGCCCAGTGCCTGATTGCCAAACTGGCCGCCTTGCAGGTCTTCGCTAAACGCTTGCTGACGCGAGCCCATGCCCATGTTGAACAGGCGCTGAGCCTCGTTGCCAGCGGTATCCAACGCGTTGTACCGCTCAGCAGCCTGACGCCCCTGCAAGTCAGCCAAGGCCCGCGTGTAGCCCTCAGTACCAACCGTGAAGCCCTGATTTGCTAACTGCGTCTCAAGCTGCTGCTGCTGGCGCTCATGCACAGGCTGCATGCGCTCCATAAGCGACTGAGCCACGGTGTCACGGTAGCTGGAGTCAAACTGCGGCAGCGCCGGGTTGTCTTGCGTTTGCAAAGACGTTTGCAAGCCTGGTGCGTAGTCAGCAAGCTGAGTGTTCAAACGCGTCTGGCGATCAAGTCCAGCCATCTGCGGCAGGCTTTGCCAGTCAAACGGGCGCTGGTATTCCTGCTCCACGCGGCCCATGAAGTCAGACGCGAGCTGGCTGCGGTCATTCTGCAGGCCAATCTGCGCACCTAAAGCCTGCTGGAGTTCAGGCGCAAGCGTGTTGTTTTGCGTCCAAGACGTAACTTGCTGACCAGTAGCCGGATCAACCGTACTGCCGGTCTGCCAAGACTGCGACCCAAACGGCGTGTTGATCGTCGGGCGGTTCGCAAAGTTCTGAATGTTGGTCAGCTCTTTAGAAGCTGCCGCCTGCTGTTGCGCAGCGCCGAGATAGTCCGGCGCGGCTGGCGCTTTACCTTTACCGCCCATCTTTAGCTCCTTTTAGCCAACGGCAATCTTCAACTTTCATCTCAAACATCACGCAGTCAATTGTCTGCGCGATCTCCTTAAACCCCAACTTCCGATTCATGCTCAACGCCTCTTCCAAGTGCTTCGGCGTCAGGCCATACACAGCGGTTTTCCCGCATGTGATGAATGGGTACTCAAACGCGGCACGCCACAGCGAACGCGTGAGCGAGTGTTCATGATCAAAAGCAACATGCATCCAGCACGTTTGTTCAGTCCACGCGTTGTAGCCAACAGCACAAGCAATCGTCCCATCATCACGCATCGAAGCAATGCACCGCAGATCACTCGACCAAGGCAGGCGCGTTTGCCTGTTCATCCATTCCCAGATGACAGGCGGGCTGCCTGGTTGGTCAGTGACTAGCCTCATCGCTCTTGAAAGTAAGGATCATCTCTTAACAGTTGATCAAAGTAATCATTACCAGTCAGCAACTGCTCACTCATCATTTGAAACAACGCCATCTCATCAAGGTCGCGCTGCGTCAATTCTTGTGGTGCAGTCTCTTGCGCGACAGCAGCAGGCAACGTGCTTGTGATGTCCGTATTCAACAGCGAGGCGTAATCTTCAAGCTCAGTCAAAGGATCAATCTGCGTGACAAAGCCAACGTCACGGATTGAAGTTGCCGGTGCTGGAGCAGGCGCAGGCGTTGGAGCAGGCGCAGAAGTTCTGGGCTCCATGATGTCGTACTGCGGCACGATGCCAAGCTCACGGTCCAGCTCAAAGTCATCCGCAGGGTCCGTGTTGACAGCAGGCGCGTCGGTGACGTCAAGCCCCTGAATGACCTCAACTGAAGGCGTTTTTGTCGGCTTGTTGCTAGCTGTTAAGAACGGCCCATAAAGATCGTATTGAGAGACGATGCCAAGCTCTCGATCAATCTCAAAATCATCGTTAGGGTCTGTTGTCGGAGCTGGATCAGTCGAAACTGGCAAGTCCTGCACAACATTTACAGAAGGCTGACTAACTGGGTCCAAAGGCCGAGATGTAGGCAGCGGAGGCGTATACACCGGAGATGTCGTTACGTTGTCAGGCCCGACATCAGGAATTGGCGCTACCGGATCACCCCACAAGTCATCGGTGTAGTCAGGGACGTCAGGATCAGTTACCCGAGGCGCAGGATAAACAATGGGACGCGGAGCTGGCGCAACAGGTGACGGAGAAGGCGCAACAGGTGACGGCGCAACAGGCGCACTAGGAGGCGGCAAGAACGGCCCCATCGGAGGCCCAGGCGGCAATGACGGCATGCCGCCATACACAGGCCGCTCACGCGGCGTGTAGACGCTGTTCTGTGGGTTATCGTAGAACTTGATGGTTGACGCCTGCCCCTGCATCGGCGTGGCGCCGCGCAAAGCCATGATCAACGCATCGGCTTGTGCCCCAGTAGCCGGTGCCGTTGCCATTACATCATTCCCCCAACATTGACCATGAGGTGCGAAGACATGAACAGCGTCTGCGGGACGCCACGCACCTTCATGCGAATCGAGCCGTAATAGCCCAGACCCGTCGCGCCAACCCAAGACTCATAGGTGTCAGTCCCGCCCACCCACAAGGCTGCGTTCCACACAGCAGAGTCCCAATACGCTAGCGCTTCTTGACTAAAAGCCGGTGAACCTTCAACGCCAGTGAACTGATACTGAGTGTTCACGCGCAACTTGACGCTAGGCGCTTCGGGCGCCACAAACACAGGACGCGCCAGGCCAAACCGCTTAATCTGACCAGCCGTGTCAAACGCCTGAAATGACGTTTGCACATCACCTTCAATCGGGTCGCCGCCAGTGCCATCCAACGCGATCCCATCGCGCTTGCCATACAGTCCATGGCACACCACTTCACCCGTGCAGAAGTACAACTCACCATCCCAGATGGTCGTTGCAAACATCGGCATGTTGCTAAACGTACACCACGCGCCCGTGGTGATGTTCATAGCGAACTGCTGGTAAACGCTGTACTGCGGCGGCAGCTTGATTACCAAAATGTCCTGCGACGGAACAATGAAGATGTCCCAGCCTTCGACATTGCGCAGTTGACGCACCAACGGCGTCAACACAGACTGAATTTTGCTGCTGACGCCGTTGTTGGACTCTACAAACTGACCGTTGACCAGCTTGCTGACAGGCACCAGACCCATCTCCGACAGGATCATTACATCACCGCCAAACGCGGTGAAGAAGCGCCCAATGGTCGGCACAGGGCCAACGTACCATGTGCCCTTAATGGCAAATGTATTTGCGCTTTGAGGATCAGTGCCAGTCCAAACTGACAAGTCACCCTGCGAGCCAACCACTACCAAGTGGTCATCAATGCCAACGCCAGCGTCCAGCGTCCAACTGATCAAGCCGCAGATGTAGCCGCCATTGCGCAACTGAGAGCCCATGTTGAACGCGGACGTCGAGCCCGTGACAACATTGACTTGGTGCATGTAATAGATGTTTGCGCTGTTCTTGACGGTAAAGAAGACACGTTGTTTCCATACCATCACAGAATTCAAGCCCGATGTCGGCAGGCTTGATGGCGTGCGCTTTATCCAACCGCTTGCGTTTGAATACGTCCAGTAACCGCCACTCGCAGACACAGCCAGCAGGAAATTGTCAGCGCCCGTCGAGAACATCGTGGTAGACCAGATGTCATCGGTGCTGCCAGTGGCAGATTGCGAGACAGTTACCGTGCCATCCGTGATGTCATAGATGTTGCCGTTGGCCGCAGCAAACAGCTTGTCATCGCCATTCAACGCGCTGTAAGCAAAAACGGACTTTGGCTCATAGCCAATCTCATCCGTAAATACCTGATACCCAGCACGCAACTCAACGCCAGTCTGGCGCGGGATCATGTTGTCCAGCACCACCGCGTCAATCGGTGACATGGCGCTAATTGGATCACGCAGGTTCAACCCACCCACAGGCGCGGGCACGTTGACTAACGATGACGTCTGCGTAGCCGCTGACCTGCGCGGCGATTTGTATGGGGCCAGGCCCTGCAAAGGCATGTCAGGCTCCGTAGCCGGTGTCAGGCGTATTCGTCAGCGGCTGCAAGTACGGGAATGTGTAATCCCGCACCATCGTCAGCACTGGTGCTCCTCGCTCGTTGCCCTTGCGGTTTTCCAAATTCACTTGGAAGTCACGCATAGCCGCAGCGGAATCAAAGCCCTTCATCTCCAGCCACTTTACACGCGCCAGCAGTGTGACAAGATACGGGTCAATCAGGATGACGTCACCGTTTTTGGTGACACGATTTTTGTACAACGTGGCGTCATCCGCATCGCGGACCCACGCAACAGACAAGTAAAAGAACGTCAGGTCTTGCGCACTGTCAGGCGGCGCCAGGATGTAAATCTGGTTGTCGCGGACCTGCCAATAAAACGACAGCGTTGGCAGCGTGGTACGCACCAGCAACTGCTGCCAAAACTGGGCACTGATTGGCCCAAGCGCAGGCAACTGGTTGGTTTCGTTCCATTGAGTCTGGTCAACAAACTCGTAGAAGTCATCCGGCAGCGCAAACGCCTTTTCCTTCTGCCCGCTCATGTCTGAGACGATGCTGATGGTGTAAGGCTTTGTCAGCTCCTGCCAATCGTGCATGGACAGGAGATCAACCCCAGCAAGGTTGACCGCCTGAACCATCTGCTGAACTGCCGGATCAGTCGATCCAGCGGCGTCTGCTGGGGTCGGATACCCCACCATAGACGCCATGTTCTGAACAACGGCAAGCAGCGATGAGTCGTCTACAAGCTGGAATGCCATTG